ATCAACAGCTTTTGCCATATATGTTCCAGCCAATAAAGGCAATACAACATTAGTAGCAGTTCCAGCTAATGATTCACCAAGGTCAACACCATTTGCCCAGCCAATACCAACACCAATCATTGGCGTGTGTCTAATTCTAATAAAGCCACCGTGTAATACATCTATGTCGGTTGGTCTATTCCATTGTAAATGACAAGAGCCGTCAATCGCTCTTACTGATAGATTGCTAATTGCATCTGGTGGTGTTGTTAAACCATAAATAACAATTGATGATGTTGTATTCCAGTCAGAACGAACACCAACTGTATTAACCGCTCTCACTCTGAAGTAATAAGTACCAGCACCAAGGTTGTTTACTTGCGCTGATCTATTCTTAGTTGAAGTGACATATTCCCAAACAGCACCGTTTTTATATTCAACGTCATAATTAACAATAAAAGCATCTGCTGGTTTAGCCCAAGATAGATTTGCTCTTACTTGTGCGCCTTGTGATGTGTTTGTAATATAGAGTTCTTCACTTGCTGATAAATCCACTGGTGGTGCAATTGCTGAAGTGTCTGGAAGGTTAGTATTTGGTGCGCCATCACTCTCTTGAATAGTGCCAAAATCATACGCATTGACATCATATTCAAAAGCTAACACACGCACTTCATCGTTATTCTGTAAAGTAATTCTCATTACTCTGAAAGGCTTAGAACTCCAACCAGTAGTATTATGCGATATGAATACAACATCACCCACTTCTGCTTTTAAGCCTTCAATGGTTGCTGTAAATTCGCAAGTAATCCCTTGTCTTGACTGATTCAAGTTGATAGTTGTAATCATCTTGGCACGATCAATATCAGATGTGAACGGTAATTCTATTGTTTTTTCTAATAATAAGCCGTTGTCTTGAGTTCTTAATACCGCTGAATCAACTACCGCAATATCTGATTGCCATTGTCTATCTGGATTGAAAAAGTTCGTTCTTATTCTGTTGAATTGGTTGTTTTTATTACCAAGATTAATAGACCAAGCACCAACAATATTATCTTCACTAAATGTAAATACAGCCGTTTCTGGCTTATCAATCACCAGCTTATACTTTCCACCACTGAATACAAGAAAACCTCTACAAGCCGTTAATAACCGCTTCAGAATGTCCATTGAACCTTGTGAAGTATCTACGACACCATTACAAGTATATCTTTCTTTAGTTTGACCACCAATAGCTACAGTTTCTTCACAATAGTTAGCCGCGGCATTAAACGAAGTGTCATCTATTAGGGATGATTCAATACCTCTACCATATCTGGTATTGGTTAAATAATCTCTGATACATAACGCTGGGTTATCACTCCATGCTGTGGCTGATGTTCTTGGGTCAAATACTTTTGTGCCTTTAATATCAACTGTAAATGTTGGTAGACCGTTTGAATAAGCATCTTGGTCAAACTTCAATTTAGCATATAGATAAGCTGTGCCTTGAAGTCTATGGTTTGATGTCCAGTTGTTTACATCAGCAGTTAGATTTGAATCAACAGTTTGAGTATCTGAACCATTATGTGTGTATACGTTAAGCACTCCATCAAAGCGTGAATCAGTTGAGATTATGTCATTCAAATAAACATTCTCAAATGAATTAATTTCACCCTCTGATACAGCGATTACAACGTGTAGATATTCGTTATCAATACCAGTGGCTTCAACAAACACCCTTGTGCCGCCAACCTTTCTTTGTCCATAAACAACAGGAAGTGGGGCGTTGTTAGACGCTTTGTTAACCAGTATTCCATCACCAGTAGCTATATCTGATGTTATATCGTCAGCTAATGCACCAGTTACCGCATCAGATACAATAGCACCAGCAATAGCCGCGGCAACGTTGAACTCCATTATTGTGAATGTTGTTATCCCTGCTACATAATTTGAAGTTGCTAACCCTGCTAATGTTCCTGCTACGATTGCCATCTTAAAACCTCAGTTATATTTGGCACTTGAAATATATTAATCACTTCAACACCAATATCATCACGAACAATAGCAACGGTAGAGCCTAAACATACAGCAACTGAACGCCATTTCTTTTCGTGTGCAAGTCTTTGTTCCATAACAATTATATCGCCAGTTTGAATATGTGACAATTCTACCGATTTACAACCTTTGTTTTTTAATTGTTCTGAAATATCACCGTACTTTTTAGCGTACTTCCACGCTGACTTCTGACCTTTCCATTTGCCAGTATATGATTCACGTAATTCAGTACCGTGCATATTATCAATAGCACCAGCAACAAACAAAGGACAATCGTTATAACCAAACTTGAATGGCTTACCTATTTCTTCTTTAACATAATTGTGAAGTGCTATCTCACTTGATGGATTCACACACGACCCCATGTAATATCAGACACTATTTCAGACGAAAATTCAAAGCCTTTATCACCCTCAAAGTGTATTTGTTGTTCTTCGTGGTTGGTGTGTCTGCCAGTCTTTCTTGTAAAGTCTACCCATGAATTTGTAGCACTAACAGATACAGTTGATTTACCACTATCTGGGTCTTCAGTTATTGTTGGTGAATCCATGCGACCCTCAAAGATTAATACTGGGTCAACAATTAATGCTTGGCTATCATTTAAGAAGCCAGTCCATATCTTAATATCACGATCAATATATGCTTTATTTAAAACACGACTAATCCATACTTGGTCTATGCCGCCAAGTGATAAATTAACACTTGAAACAATTACCTCTGCTGATTCTTCAATATCGCTAAAACCTAATAAATGACCAACAGCAATATAATCATTACTTGTAAATGTGATGTCTTTATAAGCATCAGTCATATAAACAGTTTCATCATCAAAGTACACTTCTACTAAATGAACTGGTCTATTCTGACCTTTGCTAATCTCAGTTTGAAACGCTGATGAAGAACCTCTATTCATTAAACGACCTCAACTAAACTTATTGAAAAGCCTACCAATTGTTCAACACCCATTGATAACTCTTGTTTATCGTCAGTGAATGCCATAGTGAACTCAACTTCGTTGTATGCAATAGCATCTTCATGTGCCACGTCTTGTACTAAAGGTGGTTCAATATTTAAAGTGGTAGTGCCATCAGATGTGAGTACATAAACCTTGTCATGTCCAGCAAATTTAATAAAATCACCAGCCATCAAAGTTCCTTCAGTTAGACCAGTACAGTTTATTGATGAATTACCAGCAGTTGAAGCACCGTTTACAATCAATACACCACTTGCTGTACCGCTTGTATTCTTGTATATAGGCGGTTTATAAGTGAAGGTGTTATATTGCCCTTGCTGTTCATTAGCAAACGCCCATAAAGGGGCAAATTCAGACCTTGTCAATGCTGGATACTTTGCTTCAATTAACCATCTTTGACCGCCGCGTGAACGCGCTTGTCTTTTTAATGAATGGGTAACACTTGTAAGTGTTGGAGATATGCCAGTAATCTTAATTGAACTGGCTTCTGGTGTTATTGGAAAACTCATAATGCTACCGATTTACCGTTTCTGTTAAATGCTTCACGAACCACGCCAACAATTGTAGCACGGTTTTTAACCATTCCTTGTTGAAATGAAGCTGAATCAAATGCTTGAACTTGAAATGTTATATTAGCAACTTGTGTATTACCGCCATTACCAACAGAAAAACCAGCATTCATAGCATCAATAGCTTGGGCGTTTCTTGTCGCACCTGCTCTATTAACTACGGCTTCACCTACTTGTAATTTTGCAAGGCGTTCATCTGATCTAAACCCAGTATGGAATGAAGGTATCTTAGTTGAACCAATAGCACCGCCAGTATGACTTGATGGAATAGTTAGTTTTGGCTTTGAGAATGTATCAAATATATCAAGACCACCCATGCCAGTTAATGCATTCGCAGCCATAGCTTGAAACTTTACAGCTAATAGTTTTTGAAGTATTGACTTCGCCATATCAGAAAATGATGTTTTAATACCAACAGCCATATCAGCAAAATACCCGCCTAATGCTTGTGCTGTATCTTTTCCAGTATCTGTTAGTTCGCGATTGTTCTTTTTTATTTCGTCTGTAACATCTCTGCTATTTCTTTTTATTACTTCACCATGTTTAATAAGACTATCAATCTGCTTGTCAGTCATTTCAATCTGACGTTGTGCGGCTTTTAATTGACTTCCTTCAAGAATACTTAATGTATCAAATATCTGTGCTTTAAAAATATACAACTTGCGTAATCTTTCTTCAACAGATAATAATTCTTCAGACTTCTTAGTTAAATCTTCTGTTTTAGCTATCTTTTCTTCAAAGAAGCCGAAGTATTCACCCAGTGAACCAATATCACTAACCATTGTTTTGATACCAGCGGCAATAAATAATATAACGTTCTTGAATGTTTCAGCCGAACGTGCGGCAAATGAAAAACCCTTTCCATCACTGCCAAGTGTTACAAGTGTTGTACCTAAGTCTGTTAATGTGTTATCCATTGTTGATATAACACGATTATAGTCTTGGAACTTTGAAGCGTCCATTTGACGTTGTGATATTTCCGCAACATCACCAACCAGTGCCATTTTTTCAGCCCATGATTTTGTCTTTAAATCAAGCGTACTTATTTCTTCACCGAGACCAACATACTGCTGTTCGAGAATATCAACCATAAAACCTTGTGCTTCACCCGTTTTAGTTAGCATTACAAGGTTGTCGTGAAGTGTTTCAGCGTCTTCGTGTGGGAACGCATAGCCAAGAGCAATAGCTTGTTCAGCTAATTGTTTTTGCGCATCTTCAGCAAGACCAGCAGTTTTAGCAGACTTTAAGAAGCCAGCTACTTGGTCTGCTTGAATATCAGTGGCAAGTGCGGTTTGTTTTGCCCAATCCTTTTGAGCCTTAGTTAAACCGAGTGACATTCTTTCAAATGAAGCCGCCTTAGTAACTGCTATGGCAACAGAAGCACCAACAGCAATCCAACCAGCGCGCATCTTAGTTAAAACACCGTCTGTATCTTTTCCAGTTTTCTTGGTTGTTTTGCCTAACTTCTCGGTCTTTTTATCAACCTTATTGATTGCCGCAATTGCTGGTTTACCATTGATTAATACCTCAATCTCAATCTTTTCATTCGCCATTGTTTAACTCCTTATTGCTCTGTATCTTGTATGCCAATAGTGTACCAATTTCAGTCATCGGCAATGCGTTTATTTCGGTTATGGTCTTATGAAGTTCAAAAGCTAATAACGCCTTTGCCTTTAGCCATTCATCTTTTTTAACACTTCTTGCTGTTCTTCGACAATATCACTAACGGATTTCAAACCCATTACAGCCGCCAAGTAACTCGCGGTTTCATAAGTTATTTTATTTTTAATAAACTTTATATCTGTTAAATTGTTAAAAACACGTTCACCATCTTTATTAAGCAACTGAAAGTAAATTATGTAACTACGTAATAAGTCATCATCGTAGTATGTTAATTCAGTTGTTGAACCGTCTGTTTCTTGTATTGTTTTGGTCTTTTTAGAAAGGTCTAACGCCCTTGAATGGTCATCACCAGACATAATGCGGTAATATATTTGGTGTACTTTCTTACCAACTACCATATCAGCAGAACGGATATCTTCAGATTCAAGTTCCAATGCTTTTAATAATTTATTCATATAAGAAAAAGGCGGTAATTAAACCGCCTTAGTAATTATGCTATTGTTAATGCCCCAGTACCTTCAAAATTGAAGGATACCTCGACAATACCATTAACGTCATTTGTTACGCTTTGGCTTGTAATGTTAGCTGAACCACTGTATTTATCCAGTGTGCCAGTTCCATCACCAAGCTGTAAGGCTAACGTCACTGATGAACCACCAGTTAAGCCAGTTTGTAAATCGCCTTCAGCCGTACCACTTGCATCGAATATAGCTGTAATAGAACCAGACCACGAGTTTAATGTCGTGACGGACTCTTTCCAACCAGCCGAACCAAAATCAGTAACGTCAGCAGTTTCTTGACTGATGTCTAAAGACCACGCTTTCGCGTTTCCCATAGCACCACCGCCAACTGTAACGCTTCCTGTATATCCTTGAATAGCCATTATGTGACTCCTATTTTAGATGTTGTGAATGTAATCAGAAAGCCACGCTCTTGTTCTTCAACAGAAACAACCGCTTCTTCAATTCCCTCACCCCTTGTAGCATCAAGAATCGCCTTCATCTTTTTATCGCTGTATAACCTTGAATCTAAGAATAACTCGTATTCTTCTAAATGGTCATATACCTGTTCTGCAAAAGTTGAACGTTCATCATTAATGCTATAAGTTTTAAGTGTTTCTCGAAACTCACGGTTATTGAGCGTGTCATTCTTTGTCAATTTATAGCCTTTTGATTTCAGCAGACTTATCATTTTGTCAATACCACTTGATTAGACTGTAATTCTTCAGCTGTTTCAATAGTTCCATCTTCGTCAGTATCATAATCAGCCTTTAACGTGGTCAACTCA